CTTCATATCGTCCATTGCGCTGCCGAAGATGGAGATTGCACCTTGCAGCGTGTCTGTGACCGTAGCGGCCATCGTGCTGAGTGCGCCGTCCGCATTGTAGAGGTCATCGGTCAGGGCCTCCCACTCGCTGCGGCCATCTGCCGTGGTGGTGTTCAGGCCGGAGATCAGGTCGTTCAGGGCATCGATATGCTCTTTACCGCCAAGGGCTGCGAGTGCAGCGTTTCGCTGCTCCTCGGTCATGTCCTTGGTGGCCTCATCTACGACCCGGAGGGTTTCGGCCAGTCCGATGAACTTTCCGTTGCTGTCAAAAGCGGAAATGCCGAGCTTGTCCATCATTTTGCCGGCCTTTCCTGTGCCCGTCGTGAGGTTGTTGATCACGGCGTTCAGGGCGGTTCCGGCTTCGGAGCCTTTGATGCCTCGGTTGGCCAGCACACCGAGGGCGGCGGCAGATTCCTGAATCGGAACGTGCAGGTTTTTCATCGTGCCGCCGACCGCGATGTATGCCTCCATCAGCATCTGTGCGGTCTGGTTGGACTTGTTGTTGGCCATCGCTGCCACGTCGAGATATTCGCCGAGGTCGTCAACCTGCAGACCAAGGGCAGAGAGCGAATCCGTCACAAGGTCGGAGCAGGTAGCGAGGTCCATCTGCGTGGCCTCCGAAAGCCGGAGGATGGGTTCCAGTCCTGCGATGGACTCGTTCACATCCCACCCGGCGAGGCTCATGTAACCGAGGGCCTCGGCACTCTCTGTGGCAGTTTTCGTGGTGGCCTTGCCCATATCCAGTGCCGCTTGCTGGAGGCGGGCGTAATCGTCAGCGGTTGCACCGCAGATGGCTGCGGTGTTCGCCATTGCCTGATCAAAGTCGGCGTATGTATTGACGGCATCGCCAACAAACTGGCCGATCTTGAGGGCACCCCATGCGGCGGCTGCTACGGCGGCGGCTTTTGCGGCGATGGAACCAAGGGACTGCATTTTTGTTTCGGCAGTCCCCATTGCGTTGTTGAAGCTGCTGGATACTGAACCGGCGATCTTGACCGCCAGCTTATACTCTTTTCCTGCGGCTGCCATCGGCTGTCTTTGCCACCTCCTTTGTGGTCGCTATCAGGTCAGACAACGGCATTTTGAGAAAAAGGCCGAGGTCTGAATGAAGCGACATCGAAAGATTGATGCAGATGCTTCTCAGGTCGTCGCTGTGCCCTGCGCTCAGTCCTCGCTGTAGAAAAAAGAGGTCACGCGGTTCTTAACCTTGAGGGCATCCTTGGGCGGCAGACCCCTGAAGAACTCGATGGGCTGCTTCGCTGCACGGGCGGCAATGAAACAGGCGTATTCGAGCGTCATCTCCGGCATAACGGAGAAACTGCCGCTGCGGGTGAGGTAGCGGTCGGCGGCGATCATGTCCTCTGCGGACAGGTCATCCATGCCGGACAGGTCCACCTCGGTGTAGTCCTTTCCCTCGAAGCGATAGGCTTTGCTGAACTTCACGAGGGTGGAGGATTCATCCTCCTGTGCGTTGGTCAAAATCTTTTCGTCTGCCATTAGGTGTACTTCCTCACTTTCGCCAGCAGGTCAACGCCGTTGACCTTGAACACGCTGTTGAGCTTGTCCAGTTCAAACTTCGGGCTGCCATCCAGCTCGATGTAGATGTAGGTCAGGCCGAGGGTGACGGAACCGTTCATGGCCTTGCCCTGCTTCATGTCGCCGGGGGACAGCTTCTTTGCCCGGCCACGAAAAACGACACGCATACCCATCTGGTCTACGTTGCCGGTGGCCCGGTCTGTGTACTGCTGCGAACCGCGCAGAACCAGTTCAACCGCTTTCGTGGTGTCGATCATCTTGAAGACATCCTCCGAAAGCATATTGAAGGCGATTTCCTGTTCCATGTCACCGTAGCGGCCAGTGATCACAGTCTCGAACTCGCCGAGGATGCCGCAGCCCTTGATCGTTTCGGTCAGGCCCTCCAGATCAGGCAGCTTGACTTCGCCGGTGGTGCCGACCAGCCGATTGCCGGACAGGTAGGCGTTGTAGTCGTTGAGGACTTCGGGAATACCGTTAATAGCCATTAGTTACTACCTCCGTTGATGCTTGCGTACAGCATATCCGGGTCAAACTCCAGCGTATTTGTGATGTCCTCTGCGGGCACGAACGGTGCCAGCTTCTGATGGAACTTCACCTCGCCACTGATGATGTCGGTGGCGGTGTTTTCCTCTGCCCGGAAATCGATGTGTGCTCCAGCGCACTTGTTCTGCGCGACGTAGGAGTTGCCACGGATGTTCTCGCTGTCCACGATGTTCTCCACCAACTGGACGCTGACGGGGCCGTCGACGTACTGGATGTAGGTCCGAATGAAGCTGTTGCCCCACCAACTAAAGAAGCGGCGGCAGCAGAACCAGCGATCCTTGGGGTCGGTGCTGCCCGGATAGGCTGCGGTATTGTTGCCCCCCAGCCGCCAGCCGTTCTGGTTGATGGCGGTGGTCACGCCTACGCCGTTCGGGGCGTTGGCCTGTACCTGATCCAGAACGACCTCCGTTCCGTCTGCCAGACAGGTGCCGGTGATGCTGATCGTCTTGTTGGAGGTGGACAGGTAGGGAACATTGTCGTTGGCTGCATCCAGATATGCGGTGCGGGCTGCAGCAACTGCGCTGGCCCACAGAATGTAGCTACCAACTCGGAAGCAGGGCCAGAGCGGATATGCGTGTTCGCTGCTGACACCCGCGCCCTCTTTCTTGGCCTTGACCTCGGTGTAGACCTTTGCGCCTTTCTCTGTGGTGCTGTCGATGTCGACGATGCACTCGCACTTGAACACGCCATTGATCTCGACGCACTTGGCAGCGAGAACCAGACCGACGTCCGGGTCATGCGACCAGCCGGGGGCCAACAGCAGACCGGGGGTCACGCCGAACTTGGGATAGATCTGGCGGACCAGCTCCATGCCGGTCTCTGCGCCGGTGCTGGCGTTGTAACCGCCGACCACATCTGCCGCAGTGACCGCAGTCGGGTCGATGCTGGTAGAAGTGACGCTCAGAGACTTGGCATCCTTACCTGCGCCGGTTGCGGTCAGGGTGATGACCAGATAGCCGTTGCTGTCAAACTCGGTGACGTAGTCGGTGTTCACTTTCAGGGCGGTGCCGCTCTCGGTGTCCTTTTTCACACTGACCGTGTCGGCGAGGATGCCGTCAACCTGAACAGTTGCCTGCATATTTTCCACAGGGACAGTCGATGCAGCGTTCTGCTTCTTGTGCTTCTTGGGGTCCAGAACGTTCACGAAGATCACCGGGGCGACTGCGTACAACTGAAAGCTGGCATAAATGCTCTGACACAGGGTGTACTTCTTAAAGTCGTAACTGAAGCCCAGCTGCTTTACCGCCTCTGCGTAGCTGTATGCGATGATGGGCACGTTGGTGGCAGAGTACGGATCTTCGGCGAGGTTGATGGGGGCCGTACCGAACACGACCTGAATCGCGGAGTCGCCCTCAATGGGGGCGGTCAGGCTTGTGGCCTGTTCGAGAACGGTGATGCCATGCTGATATGCCATAGGGATTCACTCCTTTCTGAGGTTAGTTGCCCTGCCTCTTGTCCAGCTTGGCTGCATAAGCCAGAGCCTTGCGGTAGAAAACGGCAGCAGGGCCTTTGCCGTTCGTGATCTCCTGCATCGCCTTGGATGCGTTCGCAATGGGAACGCACAGGCTCAGGAGTGCGGGTTCCTCCTGCGCCGCTTCGGTGATCGTCGCAGGGAGGGCGGTGCCGTCAAAGACGGTGCTTGTGGTGGCCACGCCGATGATGGTCGGGCCGAGGTAGATTGTTTTCTTCATACGAACTTGTTTGCCTTTCTGCGGGGAGCGTGGGCTTCCCACGTCATGCCGACCGCACCGAAAAAGTACGGCCAGCTCTGTTCATTCTGAAGTGCCCATGCAAAGCCGTCCTCGTCGTCGTTGAAAGCAAATGGACCGAGGGTGTTTGTTTCTTCGTAGTGCTGCTGCATTACTTCCATGATTTCGAGGACGCTTGCGTGGCCTTGATTTGTTAAATCATCGTCGTATATGCCAATGCGAAAAAAAACGGCGATTTGGTGTGATGACCGCTGGTTCTTGACATCGCCGCTGTCAAGAACAACGGTGATGTAGGGAAATGGGTCCTCAGCTTCCTCGCTCTCTCGCTTCGGCAGGTTCTGACGAAACACATGGACAGGCTCCATCTTCCCGTCTGGGGTCTTGTATCGCCTGTCTTTGAAAAGCTCGATCAGGTCTTTCTGAAGTCTGATCTGGAGGTCTCTCGCGGTCATCTTGTTACCCTCTTGATCTCTTTGAGAATATTGTCCATGAGCTTGTCATAGATTTCCGGCTCAATAACGCCGTATACCCGGTCTTTGCTGCCGATCATCGTGGGGATGGAGTTCGACAGCAACTTCTTGATCGGGTAGCGGGTCTTGTGGTATCGCTGGGCGACTGAAACGTGACCGTTGCGGAACTTCACCAGAAACGCCTTGTTGTTGGATTTCATCAATCCTTTCAGGCTGCTGGAAAGCAGGACCTTGGCTTTCAGAACGTCAGGCTTGTCTTGGCCGGTACGATATGTGGCGGGCGACACTTTGAAATCTTTTAGTTCCAGCTGTTCCCCGGTGACATTGATCGTGGCGGTAAGGCTGCTCTCTGTGGCGTTCTGGGTTTTCATGGCCTTAGTGAAGCGGCCCTGCTTTACCGCATAGGTTTCCTGCGCTTTTTTGGCGAGGTCCTTTTTGGCATCTCTGGCGGTGTCGTTGACGGCGTTCTTCAGAACTCTGCGGCTCTCACTTTTCATGGAGCCGAGGGCATCCTCTATAGTGTGGAGAAGATCTTCGTCGAACTCAAACCGAAGGATGCCGTCTGAAGAAGATACATTCATCTGCTGCGGTTCGCCTCCAGCGTGATGGTGTAAACGCCGCCCTCATCGGTGGCATCGACCACGGTGTACATCTTGCCGTCCAGCTTGATTAACCGTTTCTGTGCCGGGAGACCGCTGGGAAACACAGATGCTTTGACGTAGAGCAGCACCTGCCGGGCGTGGATGCCGTCCATGTTAGACTTCATCCGCTTCTCTCTCTCGATGTTCTCCATGTCGTCAATAAGGGCGGGCACGTTGTTGCCGTCGATGTTGTGCAGGTCTGCAAACTCGGCGACATTGAGAAAGGTTTCATCAACATCGCGGTCCATGACCTGCTTGAAAGTCATGCTCTGCATTTTCTGCGCCGCCTTTCCACCGTTTCGGGGATTTTCCCGACGAGGTCGTTCCCGGTTAACTCGCCGCCGACAGCGATTCCGGGGAGACCGGGTTCAGCGGTCACCGGGCGGGCCGCCACACCGCTGGGCGGGTGGTAGTCCTCCGGCACCCACATGGCGGTTCCGGCCTCAATCCATGCAGCGGTGTCCTCCGGGCGGTCTGCCGGGAGGAAATCACCGGGCTTGTACTGGGCAAAGCCGACCTGAATGTGGGCGAGGGCGAGAAGCCGTTCAGCCATC